AACGGAGCGACAATGCTGGTGCTGCCATGAATAATGAACAGCGTATCGCAGTAGTTAGGATCACCCCAACCGCTACCAGGATATCCGTCAGTGAACATCACAAAACGCTGTGGTTCAATGCCTTCATCTTCCATGAACTGCCAATTTGCTTCAAACAGCGTACCACCACCACCTTGTGGTTCGTACTCCATGATTTCATCCAAGTTGTCGTGACCGAACACCTTGATGTTGTAACATTGAGTATCAAATGTCCACAGCGTAAGCTTGAAGTCTTTGAAGGTTTCCATAATACCCTTCACTTCGCCCAAGATTTCCATCAACATTTCTTTCGTCATAGAACCAGAAGTATCAATTGCAACTGCAATGTCAACCGTGTTCATGTTGGTCATACCTGGCAAAAACACACCAGCGGACCAGCTACGACGATTAATCTTCTGGAACGTGAAGTCATCCTTCAACGCGCTCTGGATATGCGTATCCAACAGTGCACGCCAGTCCATCTTTGGCTGCGTGAAAGCATCGATCAACCGCTTAACGCCGTTAGGTGTCTTATCGGCACCTGCCGCTTGAGCAGCTTGAATCGTTGCTGCGCGAATTTCATTGCGGATGTTTGCAAGGTCTTCTTCCGTCAAATTCGGCGGACCATCCTTACCCATAACGCGCACTTCAACACCACCACTACCATCACCGTCGCCTGGGTCACCACTACCCATGCCTGCTTCCAAGTGCTCATCAAGCGGCATCTTGACAACAGTACTGTTCTTCATCAGGTCGTCGTACACTTCTTCAGACGTCATTTCATCTGTGTACTTGTCATCGTACAAACCACCCGGAGGCATTTGTCCAATTTCTTCCTTAACAAGCGTGTAGTTGACAATGTAGTCAGCAGCCATGTTATGGACTTTCGCATCACGGCCTTGACGTCGACCCATGTGATCGTACACAACGTGAAGTACTTCATGTCCAATCAAAAAACGCAGCTGAGCAGGTGTCAGGCCTTTAATGAATTCACGGTTGTAATAGAAGTGACGACCCTCTGTGGCAGCGGTTTTACACCAGCTACTTGCATCTACCAGTGTCAATCGCGTTGCGAGCGTACCGAAAAACGGTTTCTCAAGCAGCAGGTTAACCCGCGCCGCAACGATTGCTTTGACTACTGGATCGTCGAGATTTGTTGCCATTGTTTTTAGAATTCCTTGTGAGCTGTTTCAACCATTATAGCATGATATGGCAAACTTACTAGAACAAACTGGTCGCACAAAAAATGGGTGGGGCGAACCCCACCCCCGTGCAACCGCCCGCACTTAGTTAACCATAATCAGCGACTTGTAACGGTCAGCAAAACGCTCAAAGTTCTTCATCGCCTTAGCATCGAACGACAGTTTGTATGTCGACAATGCAGTTTTCGCACCCATCACGCAAATTTCGGGCTGGAAGTTGTCAAGCATGAATCCCAGGAAGTTGTCAGCTTGCACCATCCAAGCCTTCTTTTCTTCCGGCTTCTTGCCGTTCTTCACAAACTTTTCCCAACCTGCGTGAAGTTCGTAGCACAGTGCCGTCGTCAGTGCGTAGCACAGCGAGACTTCAACGCGCTTCAGTTCAGTTACGGTACCGTTCAAAATACCACGCGGATCAGGCAGATCCGCAGCGTTCTTGCGGTATTCCATGAACTGCACCGACACGCCATCACCAACTGCACCAGCAACGAGGCCAGTCATCACGTATTCCGGCAGATCAGGATCATCAGCAAGGATCTTGCTAACAAATTCCCATGAACGCGGTGTCGAGAAACCACGCGAAGCAGACAGCGGGTCAAATTGGAACAGCAAGTGCTTAAATGCAGTAAGGAAACCAACCACGTCCTTGCTGTACTTAGCCTTCAATGCAACTTCTTGCCAGTCGTCGAAGTTGTGCGTCATTTCAACGTGGACGAATCGGTTTGCAAGCGGAGTCGGCATACGGAACGTAACACCCTTGTCCGTTTCACGGTTACCTGCTGCAATGATCATGCAACCTTCAGGCACTTCGTATTCACCAAGCTTACGATCCAGCACCAACTGATACGCCGCAGCTTGCACGCTTGGCGGCGCACTGTTAAACTCGTCCAGCAAAATAATGACGCGAGCCTTCGGATCGTGAGGCAATACCAGCGGGGCAGACCACTTCATGCCCTTAGTTACGACACCGTTTGCATCTGTTTCTTCAGCCGGGTAAGGAATACCACGGATGTCAGTCGGATCCATCTGCGACAAACGGATGTCAACAAACCCCATTCCCAGCTCTGTTGCCATAGCCTTGATAACTGCTGACTTGCCGATGCCCGGCGGGCCCCACAAGAACATTGACACTTGCTTATTGGCCAGGTGTCGAACTACCGATGATACTTGCTTGGGGGACAGCGTCAGACTTTGGATATCAGGTGCCGACTTTTTGTTTGTAGCCATTCTTGTGAAGCTCCTTCGTGTTTGGGCGGTTGTTATACTGCTTGACTGTTTTACTGCGCGTTTTCTGTTATTTGCTACAGTATCGCTACTTTAATGTTTGCTTGCCAGTACGTCAAGCGTTTTTTAAAGCATCATTTACGTTGTGGCTATACAACAAAACAAACATTTCGGGAATATCAACTACTTAGAGATCAGGCAGGATACTGGTCTTATCGAATTGCAGCCTGAATCTGGTCTCTATCAAAGTATCAATTTTACCGTCCGCCAATTTTAGCATCATTGCCAGTTCACTGTCAAACGTTGTAAAGACTTTTTCACCGAGAGCCATAGTATTGGCATTTTGAAGGTGGTAGGGGAATTTGGAAACTCGTTCCAAATATAGAAGATGTGGGAGTTTGATACGGTACGCTTCGCCAAGATTGACGTGGTACGCTTGGATGTGACACTTCATTAACTGAAGTCCTTCATCAGAAAGACGAAGACCCTTGACTGAATCAAGGGTCCCGCGGTAACTAACAAAGATAAGCTTGCAAATTTCCTGCGTCGTCTTTCCGTCAATGATACTTTTTAACGGATTTCCGGACGCATTGAATTGTGCAACCAATAATTCAGCTATTTTGATCTGAATCGTCATCTATTGCTTCTGGATCGATCTCGTTAACGAGTTCACCGGCAGTTAGCTTGAATACAGCAAAGTTGTCGGTTTTGAATAACTTGTTGAGCTTCTCAGCCAAGTTAAAAGCATGTCCAGGGTTACTGAACGATACCTTCTTGTACTTGGGTCCTGGGTAATTCACCAAGCTATTGAGTGAGCGAAGATTGATTGGACGGCCTTCGTAGAAAACAGCGAAGATTGCGTCGGCAGCCAAAATCTGCTCACTTTTGTATGTCTTATTGTCAGTGTGGTTCAACAGCACTGAAGGCTTAGGACGGCTCATAATGCACCTATAAAGCAAAATTTCATGTACTAGTATTTATGCGAAGGTGCTGATTAGCATAACACTCACTATAAGCCAAATGAACCGTCCACCCTGGTTGTCAATGAAAAAGAACCCCAATCACTTTCATGACCGGGGTTCCCGAATTTGTTACAGCTAAATGACAATTGCTTGTCAAGTGGTCTATTTTGACCTGATTATTTTTAAGTATATCAACGGGGAAAGTTTGTACCTCACCCCAAAACCAATTCTATAGTAGATTGGCTGAAATGCAATTAAAAGTCTGCGTCAAAGCTGCCAGCTTGCTGACGAGCCGCGATATCACTTTTAATCAGTTCGTGGTATCCACCAATACGTTCATTGTCCACAAAAATCTGTGGTACTGATCGAACACCTGATCCACACTTGGCGTAAAACGCCTTACGTGCTTCTTCATCATCAAGATTGATTTCGTTATATGTGATGCCATGCTTCTTCAGGTAACTTTTGGCCTGAGTACAAAACGGGCAAATCGTTTTGCTAAAAACGGTTACTTCCATGATAATCTCCTTATTTGAACCCACCGCCGGTAAGCGTCGTTGGTAGTGAGATTGTTGATAGTCGCTTTATTTCAGCAAGCAACTCATCAAATTGAGCACGTAACTGTTGATTCGATATCGAGGTTACGTGGGTTATTGCTAATAACAATTGTTGAGCTTCAGCAATACTCAGTCTCACTTCCTTACCACCAGAAGCTTGGGCGTGGGCTATTCGTTGTATGATAGTTTGTAAAACTGTCAGATCCATATTTACACTATCAGATTTGGCGATTAAGTGTAGACATGTTGTTCATCATCTCTAAGCGAGTCTTGAATGGACCAGCACTTTGATATTGCTCAACAGTCTTTAACAGAGGACAGAAGCTAGGCACCCAACGTTTGCTGAACTTGATTGTCCAAAATCCAGCCACGTGTTGTACTTGCTTGCCTCTAACATAAACGGGACGATCACCACCTTCCATTACGGCCACATTGGTATGCTTCATTGGGAATCCTTCGATATGATCAACAATATCGCCATCTTCCTTAGCTTCACTAATGTGCTCTTTTACCTTACCACCAAGGAATTCCTTGATGTCTGCCATCTTATCGAACGTTGTTTTTGCATCTGGGGTCATGTACACAAAATTGTTATCACCCTTATAGATGAAACCAACCGGTGTGCCGTTAGCATTTGCCACCCAACTATTGGCGGTAATCTTATGCAGATTAATTGACATTTTTGTTCTCTTTGATCAAATTCTCACTTAATTTCTGTCTGAAGTATTCGATATCTGCAAAAGCCTTATCGTTTTCTTTCTTGATGTGAGCAACTGTGGCACGAACTGCCTCAGGGTCTGATAGGTTTGAATTGTCAAAGCGGCGATCTTCACGATCAACTGCATACAATAAATTATCGGTAATAAATGCTGGAATTGTATCTGGAGCTTCAACTCCTTCTGCCATTTCAACTTCAGCCATAACCAAGTACAAATTGTTATTGTACTCATCATGGAAGAAGTCAACTTCCCAATTCAAGTAACCATCAGGTACCGTGATTCGAGTCTTGACAATAGTATTGCGTGCTACGGTAATCAATCGATTGTAATCAGCTTGGGACAAATCTGTTTCAATTTCAACCAAATCAGCACCAACACGAATCTTGTAAGTAAACTTTAGATTAGCGTCAGGGTATACCAGTTCACCAGTATCAGGATCTGGATATGGAAACTCATACTTGTTCACGATACTGCGAATACGGGCACCACCTAGAAGATATCCTTGCGTGATCTTATCAACTGTAGTTGTTCCCAACAATTCAAGATCAAGCATGAAGCCTACTTCGTTCTTTGGAAGCAGCACGTATTTTAATTCGTTTTCGATTGCCATGTTATCTCGCGTAAGGGGCGTTCAAATATTCAGCATGGTCTGCCGACTCTTTACTCAGATTGATCAGACCATTGCGCTCACAGAACCGCAGGAAGTGAATACCAACACCCTGCTTACGCGCCTTCTGTACTTCTTCAACGATCAACTCATCCATTAGACCCTTGATCTCATGTGGTTGTTCGGTCAAATCAATCAATGACTTGTTGAAGTGGTATGCGTCAAGTACACGAACAGTCTTTTCGTTACCGTCATCATCCTCGTCACGCCATTCTTGAAGCATTAAGTTATTCCAGTTATAGCCAAGATCATTACGATCTTCCCAAGCTGCTTCTAGCTTGGTTGCTCGTACTTTTGGATATGCTGAGAAAATTGAATCTCCAGAATCACCACGAATACACTTCAGGAATAGAGCCTTTTTCCACCATTCTGATGGAGCCGAGAATGGATCATTACGCTTTAGTGGCTTACCAATACGCAGCTTGCCATCATTCTTGAGTCCGAACTCAAGTGCTTGACCAGCCTTATCGTAAAGGCCTTCAGTAGTGATCAAAACTTCACGAACACCGTCATAGATCTTGACGTTAGGTGCCAACATCTGGATAAAGTCAGTATCGCCACTAACCAACAAATGCTCGTCGTCTGGGTGAATTTGAATAAATCGAGCAACCCAATCATCGCCCTCAATACCATCACTTTGCAGTACAGTGGTATTGGTGCGTTCGGTAAGGAACTTAATCAATTCTTCAAATGTGTCCTTGAATACTTGATCTTCTTCGGCATCTGCTGGTTTAAGGCTAGCCAATGCTCGTTGTGCTTTTCGTGCTGATTTGTATTTGGGATAAACTTCATAGCGCCAGCTATGACCTTC